CACGACGCCAGCGTTCCTGGGGTCGAAGGTCGTGAACGGAGCGAACATCGCCTGGACAGTGCTCAACCCCGGAGCGAACGAGCAATACCGTGGCGACGTGACCATCCCGCCCCAACCCGACGAACTCGTGAAGGTGAGCGCTTCGGACACGACGCCGGGCTACCTTGCCGCGAAATTGGTCGCCGGCACGAACGTGACGCTCACACCGCAGAACCTCGGCGCCAACGAATCGATTCGGGTCGACGCCTCGAGTGGCGGTGCGGCGGCCTGGCAGAATTTCGTCTTCGTCGGCAAGGACGGCAACGACGGCACGGGCTTGCGCAACAGCCTGACCAACAAGTTTCTGACGGTCCAGGCGGCGCTCAACGCTGCGCAAACAGGCGACGCAGTATTTGTTGGGCCTGGCACATACGTCGAAAACATCACCTGGCCCAGTGTCGACAATGTCACCCTGACGAGTAAGTGGAATGCGGTTATTCAGAGTGCTGACGGCCAGATTCCGGTGATCGGCTACTCTGGAGTACACTCACTGCAAGGTGTGCAGATCATCGATATGCAACTCGTCCAAATTGGCACAGAGGGTGTTCCAGCGGCGACGATTCACTTTGACGGAAGCAACGTGCCAGGATTGACAATGATGACGAGTCTGCCTCTCCTTTTGTGGAGGGTTCTTGCTTTCACTTCGGCTGTGGTCCTCCGCTTGTCTGAGACTGGCGACGTGGCGATTCGCGACTCTTTCTTGCAGGGTGAGCAATACATTTCGCAATGGGGATTTGTGAGCCTCCAAACTACCAAGTGTGAGGGGACGGTCGACACCTCATACGTGGAAGCAAGCCCTCATCCCCCGAGCGCTGAAGGTGTTGTACAGTTCAACCATTGCGAAGTCGATTGGCTGATTCCGCACGAGCAAGCACGCGTTCGAGCGTACCACACGGATTTCAACACAATCTACTCAACCGATTTGAGCGACGAGGCAACAGGACCAAGGATCGGCTACGTTCGGCTGTTCCATTGCCAATGGGATGCGGAGCTGAACCTTTCGGGACTATTCCAATTTGCGGATCCTCTTTGCTGCGAGGCTTACAACTGCCACGCTGGGGTTGCGTCCTTGACGCGCATACGTGGTCTGACAGAACTGAACCGCGCTCGGGCAATATTTCGAGACACTGATTTCTGGACTCTTGTCGCTGACGGTTCAGACATCGACGCTAATCAATGCCAGCTTCAGCAGAGCCTTACAAGTGCCCCTGCTGCGGGTGCAATCGATCGAGACGTCTGGCTTTTGCCAAACGTGAACGTCTCAGCATCGCCGGGAGCGCCGTATGCTGGCGCGTGGATTCCGTATGTAGCGGGAGGGCTGACCGCGAGCGCCATGGTCAGATCGGCGCTGGGTGCCGTCGAGTTCCCAGTTGGTGTCGCCCCTTCCGGCTTCACTGTGGGCGGCTCGATCGCGGCCGCTCCGGGCCCGGTTGTGGCTGACATTACGATTCTGCAAGTCAAATAGGGGACGTCCAAATGGCATTCAAGAGGCTTTTCGCGGACTTCGCAGACAAAAACCACTCGGACCTTTGGGCCGAGCTCAACCGGCGAATCGACCAAGCCTTTTCCTCGAGCGCAGGCAAGGTGTCTGCCAGCGGATCGGACACGACGCCGGACTACCTGCTAGCGAAATTGGTAGCAGGATCGAACGTGTCGCTGACGCTGCTGAACGCAGGCGCGGACGAGCAGATTCGGATCGACGCTTCCGGCGGCGCAGGCGGCGCCGGTGGATGCTCTACCATGAGCGAGTGGACAACCGTCGTGCAGGCGAAAGTCGCGGCGCTGCCCTTTCTCGTGGCTGACTCGGTCCTGACGAGCACCGCCCCTGGGGCGCTTCAGTCGGCAATCGACGCGCTTGGTAGCGGCCAGGTTCTCGAGGTTCGCACCGACGCGACCTACGACCCGATCACGCTCCCGGCCGTCGTCGGCGGCTACACCGTAAAGGCGGGAGAAGGATTCCAGCCGAAGATCACCGGCCAGGAATGCGTGAAGCTCGCCAACGGAGCGCAGGACGTTACCTTCAGCGGATTCGAGCTGTACGACGGCACAAGCCCCGTCGCCAACTCGAGAGGCGCGTTCGTTTCGTTCGCTTCTGAGTTCGCCTTGGTCGAACGGATCATTTTTGTCGACCTGTACGTGCACGACGTCATCGGAGTTGCTCCCGGCGTCATGCTCTCGTACTTCTGGGCTGCCTACGCCAACCCGCCGAACCCGGCCACGCAGATGTCGAGCAAACTTGCGTTCGTCGACTGCGAGTTCATCAACGCCGGGGACTGGGAGATCGAGGGCGCCAGTCTGAACGTGCGAGGGTTCGACCAGACGTACATCTCCCGCTGCTCGCTGGACGGCGGCGGCAAGACCACGCGCGCGGTTCAGCTACAAAACTGTTTCAACACGATCATCGAGGACTCGGTTGCCTTCAACGTGTCGGCCGGCAACGGTGGCGAGGGGTTCAAGCTCGACCAGCTCGGTGCCTGGGAAGCCACCTACGGCGCATGGAGCACCGGGATCATCCGTAGGTGCACGGCAAGAGACGTCGCCCAAGGGTTCGACATCGACGACTACGTCGCCGCCTACGTGCACGACTGCACTGCCCACGACTGCGCCGAAGAGGGGTTCGACCTCGACAACGACAGCTACGCCCTCTTCGAATGCTGCACGGCCTATGGCAACGTGGACGGCTTCCGGTTCGAGCCCGGATGCAAGGGCACGCTGCGAGGGTGCGCGGCGTACGACAACAGCTCGAACGACTACCGGATGGACAACGGATACCAGCCGGACCTGACGAACCAGCCCAGGCAAACGCCGCAGGGCGGAAGCGGTGGCCGCGCCCGCGTCAGCCTGACGGACAACACCGAGGACTTTCTTGCCTCCAAGCTCGTCGCGGGGCCAGGTATCGCCTTGGCGACTTTGAACGCTGGCGCGAGCGAGCAGCTACAAATCAGCGCGACGAGCTCAGGCGGCGCGATTCTGACTGCCGAAGGCGGCATCGCCGTCCCGCTCATCAACGACACCGGCGCGCCATCGGTGAAGGGGCAGCTCGTGAGGACCAGTCTGTCAGTCGACGGCGGATTCGTCACGAGCAACGTGGTCGCCGGTCCGCCGGTCGGCCAGTACGAGGTCATCGGAGCCGTGTACGAGGCGAACATCCCAAACGGATCGCCGTGCTACGTCGTGATTTATGGCATTGCGGACGTACTGATGCAGGACGGGCAAGCGGCGACCCGAGGTTACTGGGTGCGCGGTTCGACGACCGTCAACGGCCGGGCCATCATGTCCGCGGCGCCTCCCGTTGGATCGTCGGACAATCACTTCCAAGAGGTAGGTCACTCCAACCAAACCGTGCCAGCCGGCGTCAACGTGCTTGCTCGGATCGTGATGCATTTGAACTGAGGGATCATGGCATTCAAGCGACTCTTTGCAGACTTCTCCGACAAGAACCTCAACGACTGGCTGGCAGAATTGCAGCGGCGCATTGCTGCCGCAACGGCGGGAGGAGGCGGCGACGTCACGCTGGGCGCCAAGTTCCTTTGGGTGGGCAGCGACGGCGACAACGGCACGGCGGTCAAGGGCTCGCTTGCCAACAAATGGCGCACCGTGAACGCGGCGCTTGCAGCCGCCGACCCGGGGCTGTTCGAGGTGGTCGTCGTGGTCGATGGCGCCGACGCGGAAAACGTGGTCGTGCCGCCAGCAAAGGGCGGATTTATCGCTTCGCTTGAACCCCTGCTGGCCCAGGTAAACACGCTCTCGTTCGCGCCGGCCGGTGACACGCAGCCGTTGATCGTGATCGGACTACGTGTTGCCGGGCTCACGGACATTGACGGGTCCGCCATTCCGAACGCGTTCGAGAATGCTAACTGCGACCTTTACGACTGTCTGTTCAACGGGGTGACGGTACAGCGTTGCAGCACAGCTCGGTTCGTCGGTTGCAAGAACGACGGCGCAGCGAACGTCGTCGACACGACGGACACCTGGATCAAGTGCGAGCTGAACGAGTACGTCCGATCGGTCAACTTCTCAGGACCGCAACCGACGCCGTCGACTTCCAGGGGGCTGATGCGGTTCACAGAGGCAGGCGACGTCGTTCTCAACGACCAGGCCGTGCTTGAGCTCGAAAACTGCACCATCGAAGACGTGACCGTCAACTCCATCGACGATGCCTCTCAGCGCACGGCAGCCCTTCTTGCCGCCAACACCCAATGCGGCGCCATCGACGTTTCGGCGAACCTGAACAACGGCCCCGGTCCCCACCAGATCGTCGACATGGAGGCCTCGTTCGTTGCGCAAATGGTCACCTCCGATGCGTCGGCCGGCACCGTGCGCGCCCTGATGACCTTCCGGGCGTGCAGCCTGGGCGCGGCTACCGTGCAGGCCGGTGGTCGCGTCAATATGGACCTTTCGGCGTCGAACTACGATCCCGCCGCGCTCTCAAGCGTGGGCGTCGCGCCCAACGAGGGGCGGATCAACCGCGACGTGCACCGCATCCCCGGCTCCATCGCAGGCAACCCGCCGGCCGTCGTGGCCATCACGCCGCCGTTCGTCGACAACCAGTACACGGTGACTCGCGAAGAAAACGTCGGGCCTGACGCTGACGTGCTCATCGCTGCCAAAAACTACAACAATTTCACAGCCGCCGGCTTCGCGCCCGGCTCGGCTGGCACGCCCAACAGCTTCGGCGTCGACTGGGTTCTGCTGCGCAGGTAGCGCATTCGCACAAACCTGACAGGACTGTACGCAACCCGTTGCGTTCGCACTTGGAGTCGTGTACACGACGGGGATGAGCTTCGACCTCGAGGACCGGGTTCCCCCGCACGACCTCATGGCAGAGTCGGCGATCTTGTCGACCATGCTGCTCGATCCGCAGCGGTGCGCAGAGGTCATCCCGCAGATCGATCCCGCCGACTTCTACAGTGACGCGAACCGAAAGATGTTCGAGGGCATGGCGGCCGTTTGGGAGTCGGGCCGGCCTCTCGACATCCTGACCTTGCGGTCGCACCTCGAGGACAAGGGGTGGCTCGAGCGGGTCGGCGGCGCGCGTTACCTCGCCGAAATCCTCGACTGCGTCCCGGCCGTCTCGAACGTCAGCACCTACTGCGAGATCGTGCGAAGCAAGGCCAAGCTACGGTCGCTCGCGCAGACGTGTCGGCTGTACACCGCGCGATCCTACGAGCAGGGCGTCGAGGCCCAGTCGCTTTGCGAGGAGGCCGAGGACGCGGTCGCGAACGTGTCGAGGGCACGAGGCGACAAGGAAATCGAAACGATCAAGTCAGCCGTCAAACAGGCGATGGACACTGTCCATGCGGCGAGCCAGTCCGGCGTCAGCCGCACGGGCGCCCCGACCGGCATCCGCCGGCTCGACGAGATCACGGGCGGCTGGCAGTCGACGGACCTGATCATCGTCGCAGCGCGGCCCGGCATGGGCAAGACGGCCTTCGCGCTGCAAGAGGCCCTGACCGTGTCCCGTTTTGAAGGGACAATCTTCGGCGACCACGGGCAGAAAGTGGCCGCGCTCGTGTTTAGCCTCGAAATGCCCAGGTCGCAGCTCGCCATGCGCTTGCTTTGCCAAGAGGCCAGGTGCGACTTGCACTTGATCCGGCAGGGCAAGGTGCAGAAGGCGCCGCGTGACGAGTGGCGTTACCTGACGGCCGCCGCCGGCGGCATCAGCAAGGCTCGCCTGTACGTGGACGACGCGAGCAGCCCGACGCCGAGCATGATCAGGGCCAAGACCATGCGCGTGAAGTCGATGCTCGAGCGCCAGGGCATGCGTCTTGGCCTGGTCGTCATCGACTACCTTCAGATCACGTCGGCGCCGGCAGATCCGACGATCAAGAGCCGGACTGAGGCTGTGGGGCGAATTGCCCGCGACTTCAAGAAGATCGCTCGGGACGCCGAGGTGCCCGTGATGGCGTGCGCACAGCTCAACCGAGGGCCAGAAGAGGGGAAGGGACGGCGCCCGCGGCTGAGCGACCTTCGCGACTCGGGCGAGATCGAGCAAGAGGCTGACGTGGTCGCCTTCCTGTATCGCTCGGGCTACTACGAGCTACTCGGCGACGACGGCGAACCCAAGGCCGACCCGAAAGCGCGCGAGCCCCAGGACTGCGAGATCATCGTCGCCAAGCAACGCAACGGCCCCCTTGCGACGGTGAAAGTGGGCTTCACGCCGGCTTACACGCGGTTCGACGTGGTGGCCGACGAATACGACAACGACGTCCAGCAGACAATTCGGCCGAACTGATGGGATCGGCAACGAACAGGGGCTCGCAGCGGCAGCCCAACGATAGGTACGACACCCCGCCCTGGGCGACGCGGCTGGTCCTTCCCTGGCTTGCTCCCTTTCGGAGCGTCATCGACCCGTGCTGCGGCGGCGGCGCCATCCTCGACGTGGTTCTGACCGAGTGCCGGGGCATCACGTCGGTAGCAGCGATCGACATCGACCGTCGCGCCGTCGTCGAGTGCCGCCGCCGGATCGCGCCTGCCGCGCGTCGTGCCGGCGCCGGCCGACCCGTGTTCCAGACGCGAGACGCACGCCACCCATGGTGGCCGGCCGCGGATTTGTGCCTCACCAACCCCCCGTACTGCATCGCCGAGGCCGTGCTCGAGCGGGCGCTGCGCGAATGCGGTCACGTTGCGGCGCTCTTGCGAGTGGGGTTCCTTGAATCCCGCGAGAGGCGAGAGTTCTGGCGTCGTCACGGTGACGCCGACATCCACGTTTTCGAGCGGCGCCCTTCGTTCATCGGTCGTGGGTCGGACGCGTCGGCCTACGCTTGGTTCACCTGGCCTGGCGAAGCTAGATGGCGCCGGCTCGAGTCACCGGCGTGCGGGACGGCCAGGCGCCCAGGTCACGCGACCAAGCTCGTGTTCGAGGGAGCGCACCTGCTTTGCAAGCCCTAGCCGCTTGATCTCCGCGTACAGCCAGGAGATCGAACGGTCCAGCCGTTTCGCAGCGTCCTTCCGAACGCAATTCGTGTCGCGCAAAGCCTGCATAATGGCTTGCGCTCGCGCCGTATCGAGTGGATTCTGTTTGGCCATGGGCTCGCCAACCTTCCTGCCGCCAGTCCAGCCTGCTGTAGTCATGCACTTGCCGTACGACTGGTGTCAAGTACGGAGCGTTTTCGCGCGCGAGCTGGCACGGGCAGCAGGCAAGCGCGGCGACCCGGCCGAATGGGCCGCCCATTACGGCGAAGCCTGGGACGCAAGCGAGGCGCTGCGGGCTGCGGTGGGCGACAAGGGGGCACTGGGAACGGGCGTGCGCGAAGGCCTGGCGTACTGGCCGGATGTCGTGTGCCTTGCCTACGCCTACGCGCAGCACGCGCCCGAGCAGCGCCGGCAACTGCAAGATGAAATGCGAGCCGGCCGGTTGTTGCCGGCGCCTTTTCTGTTCTGCGACCGCGCGGCGGCGTACGACCAGGCCTACTACCCGGAGCCACGGTGCTATCCCCAGGAGGCCGTCGAGCCGATCGCCTACGGGCTCGGCGCCGTGGTCGCAGGCGTAGTGGTGGGCCTGCTGGTCAGGTGGGCGACCTCGAGCTCAAAACCGGCGTTGCCCTCGAGCACCGCTCTCGAGGCAGGAGAGGGCCGGTCGTACCTCGACCGACTCGTGCAGCACTACGGACGAACGTACGCGCCGAGTCTTGGCGGGTTCCTGCTACCTGACGGATCGTTTCTCGACTTCTCCGAGGGCAGCGGCTCACGCGCGCAGGACCATCGCAACGTCAACTGGGTACTGCCGCACGGGACCGAGCGAGAGCGCGAGAGCCGCTACGACGGCATGGCGCGCGTTGCAAGACGCGTGGGCATGTACCGCTGGATGCCGGAAAGCTGGTCGATCGAGGCCTGGACGGCGCCGACGCCAGAACAGCGGCAGGCAATCAACGAGCTTGCGAGCCAGGCCTTCGACCAGGGCATCACCATCGAAGCATGGCGAGGCAGGCGGCACTTTTACCGCGAGTACGAGCCCTGGGACGACTCACGTCAGCCAGCGCGCGACCTCGCGGACTTCTACCGAGGCCTCGACGACTGATGGGAGCGAACGAAGTCG